AAGAATTTACCAGCGCAAATGAAGTGCACCTGGAGATTGCCCTATGGGGCCTTTGACTTTCTAACACGGAAAGGTGTAGAACTCGAGACTCAAGAGGGAGTCTTAGTACCTCACACTCACCCAGTGTCCGCCATCATACGCAATTGGTTTGAGTTGAAGATAATTCGCCAGTATCGTGATTGCCGGATTAAGAGTGTTGGTGGGAACGATGTTCGACACGCCAGGCAGCACGCATTTGCCCAAATCCACTCATGCTGTCCAACCTTGGATGGGAGTGATGAGATTCGCAATGCCAAACGAATCGGAAGGGCGAGGGGAGATTATTGCACAAACCGCTTCCAGGACTGTAACGTTCCTGCAGAGGTATTTCTATTCTCCCATTCTATGTACTACGTTGCGCGTGAAGAGTTATCTAGCATCCCAGCTGGAGCCACTATCGCAGCGATCCACAATGTGTATCCAGGACCTGGGTCGTACACTTTTGGAGAAGCTTCCGTGTGTGCACGCGATGATGGTAAACTCGAGGTATACACCCGAGGGAACGACCACCCCTACATCCACGCCCCCGTGTGGCTGAAGTCTGAGTGCTGCATATCCACTGGCTTTACAACCATATCCTTTTACTCATTCGGTCGAATTGATGTGTGCCATGCATACATAGGGAAGGTACGTGCTGCCTCTCTACTCGACTTTTTGATCGAACCAGTGGATGTGCCCTACGAACCCCCCACCACCGACCTCATTGACTATTTGGTCCCTGAATTCACCGGGGTCTCCATCACGGCCAGACTTATCCACACTGGGCAGCTGCGAGCCCGAACCTATTTCTCCACAAGGGATATTCCCATTCCCGATGGCGTTGATGAGCAGGTCGTAATCGCTTTGAAGCGTGGTATGACTGCAACTCGACGCGCTTGGGAGCAGATTCCACTGGAAGAAATTGCAGCAGTTAACGGGCTTATAAACGCAGTTAAAGAAACTGAAAAACAACAAACCCTCTGGTACCGTGCAGCCCACTTGCTATGGTGCTTCGAACCATTGCATCGTATAACCTCAGTGTTAGCATACACGCTACCCATAAGTGCACAACAAGCACGGACCTTATACAACCATTCTCGCGCAAAACTCATTGGAGGTTTCTACAAGTTCATGCGACAGTTCTCTGGGGTGAAGTTGAAAACCGCACGATGGTTCGACAGCTTTTGGTTTCGATCCGTCCCCACCTGCATCCCGGCTTCCACCTACGAGAACGAGCTCACCAGCATTTTCACACGTTCTCTTCCGCCTGCACGCCCAATCCGCC